CTCGACATCAAGGAAGAGGGGTTTCGGGAATTGCGCGGCGAAGGTGGATTTGCCCACCGATTCGACGCCGTAGATTACCACGCGCTGGGCGCGGGTTTGTTTGCCTTTGGTTATTTTCATTTCTATTTTTCTTTCTATTTTCGCCTTTATTTATTCGGCAATGCCAACGGCGTATTGGCAAAGCTACTCTCCCGCACAATGCGGAAAAAATCCTTGGCAGGCAGAACCGTTAGCCATTCGTGATCGTTGCGCCGGTGAAGCACTACTGGCAGCTTCTCACCGCAGTCCCGTTGCGCCTGGGATACCCAGTCATAAGGGTTCCCGCGCTCGGTGCGCTTCACCTCAAAATGCAGGCCACCCAAACTCTCGCACACCACATCCGGCGAGTCTGTGCCGCCAGCAAACTGCTGGCCCCGACGAGCAGGAAATCCTTCGCTTGTGAGAAACTGTGCGGCTTCGCGCTCGCCGCGTTTGCCTTTTTGGTTGCTATTCATATGACGGGCCGCAGAGTGGGCATTGATTAAAATCAGGCTCTATCCTCGGCGCTCCGAGATAGAGCAGGAACACGGCCCAAGATACGGCAAATGTTATAACAGCCATCGTTAGCCATTCGGTTCTAGTTGGTGCGTTCATTTTAAACATTTGGTTCGGATGCGGCAGGCAGGCACGCCTGCGATATCGCAAACAACATCGAAGGCAGTCGAGCGAATGAATGTCAGGGCCTCGGCTTTGTTTAGCGCCTGCTCGTTCTGGTTTGAAACGGTTTGCAGTTTGCGCTGATCCGTCAGGTCTTCAATGGTAACCATTAGAATTCCAATCATGACTCGCCGCAGATAGTCGAGTTCGAGCTTTTCAGCGGCTTTCATTGCGGCGCTCCCGGTTAAACCACCAGCGGCGGATTTGATCTGCTTTGGATTCGGCGCGCTGCGAGCCGATGATGTATCCCGCGGCAAACATAGCGCCACCGCCGACAAGGTAGGTGAGAAGGAATTCAAAAGTGCTCATTTGGTTTTCCTTTCAAGTGTGACTGTATTCGGCCAGACGGAATGCTGGGAATGGAATTTGCGCTCTGCTTCGCTCTTGTCGGTTGCCCAAACATAGTCGCCGAAAATTCCAAGGACGTTTGAGGCAATGCAAAAATAAAGGTTCATGTCTTTAGGAGTTGTCGGCGCAGGGATCGAACCTGCGCCTTGGGTTGGTTAGGCCGAATATGGCTTGATAGACATGAAGTCTAGCGCAATTTGCCCTGGCGCTGTTTCCGAGAAATTCTCGGGGTTAACGGCTTTAAGAATCGCCATTGGGATATTGGCGATGGTTTTGAAATCAAGGATTACGAAGATCCCTGCGTTTTTTCCGCGCACGATTTGGTTGAGGCGGAAGTTGTGCGTGAATCCAACTTCTTGAAGTTGGTTGAGGGTTGAAGTGCTCATAATTTTGATTTTCTATTTAGTGTTTCTGTTTTTGTTTGGCTCGCGGTTCCCCGCTTGCTTGGTGATGAAATTAGAATTCCCTGCACAGATGTAAATAAAAAAGTGAAAAAAATATTTTCACCCTATCAAACAATTTTTCTTTACACCCACGGAAAGTCCGCGGAGCCGCATGAATGCTAGGCCTGCGGGCGATAGATGTTGATTTCTCTAATGATTTTTCCTGTCATTGCGCGGATTTTTTTTACCTCGATTTTGCCCGCTTCAGCCATCCGCGCCATTTGACTTTTGGCTGCGTTCGAGATCATCGACGGCCATGCTATCAAAAACTTTCGCCCACGCACTCGTCAGAGCGGCAGAATCCACGGCTGATCCTTTTTTCTTTCGCATAAATTTACTGTGATGCCTTTGTCGGTGTAATGCCCGTAGGCGAATCCTTGGCTCCAGGCTAGAGTTGCCCTGCGGGCGTCGGCATAAGGCATATCAAAGCGCGCCAGCATCCCGACGCAATACCCTGATGGCCCGGCGATCGTGCGAGCGCGCTCCCAGCCCACTCGGTGAAGGTGCGCCATCACGCATTGGCCGTAGGTTTCTGCATGGTCGCGGATGGCTTGGACATTATACATGTAACCATGGAGGAATTTTGTTTTGCCCAGTTCGATGAAGTTGCGAATGCCGTAAGGCGTGAGTTTAGCTTTGAGCTTCTGCGCCGTTTCCTCGATGCGTTGGATCGTTAGGCTGGAGGCATGGGCGACGAGCGCGTTGGGCGATGCTGCAAGCTTCCAGAGCCGCGCCTCGTGATTGCCGCACAGGATGAAGTTTGGCTTGAGTTCGTGAAGAAATTCTATGCCCTCGGAGAGATCGCCGCTAATGTTGGCGGCGTGATCGCTATCGTTCGTGTCGCGGATCGCCCCGCTGCGGAATGCGGCGAGATCAAGGAAGTCGCCAAGGTGGACCGTTGTGTCGGGTTTCCAGCGCGCCTTAAACTCTAACACGGCCTTGCGCGCTTCGGGATCGATCTGGTCGCCGTGGCTGCAACCTACAGCCATCCATTTTTTCCATTTGGTTATGGGTGTCATTTGGGTAATTCGTCGGGGCCGAAATCGTCTTTTGAAAACATCGGTTTGCCGTCATCGTCGAGATGCGGGAAGTGCCGAAGGCATGAATGGGCGCGGGCCTTTAGCTCGCTGACTTTCTTCGGGCGGGTGTCGGGAAAAAGAAGATCGCGCAGGAATGCGTGCGTCTTTTTCAGCGCCCAATATTGTTCGCGTCGAAGACTCATGCTTCAGCCTCCTCCTCGTCTTCGTCCTCTTCTTCCGGCCACAGGATTTCATCAGCATCGCGAGCGAGCGATTGCAGTGCATACTCGTTGCCAAATTTAACTTCCATGTGCGAAGTCACGCCGCTCTCCTCCCAAGAAACAATTGCCAACCCACAATCAAAATTCTCCGCCAGCATCGCACGCACCTGCTCAAGCACATCGCTGCGATCTTTGGGCGGCTTTTTCATTTGATGATTCTGGCCATGATCATTCGCATGGCATCAAGCGCCTGCAGCGAGCAATCGTTTTTTCTCCCCGGCGCGACATCGGCATGCCTAATAATATTTTTCACAGGGATTTCAAACTCGGCCATGATCGGCTCTAGGTATTCGGCGGCACTCATCAGCGCATCTTCGGATGGCGGGTTCGTATAGGTGTCGCCTTCAAAGGCTAGGCCAACGCAAAAATCATTGCAGTTCTTTCTGCCCTTCCATTCTGAAATTCCTGCATGCCATGCTCGCATCGTTGGTGCCGCTAGAACAATCCGCTTGCCGGTCTGTGAGACGATGCAGTGATACGACACCCGGCTCTTCGGCTCCATGCACCAAGAGACCGACCCGGCATAAGCGCCACTCGTGTGGTGGAGAAGAATGTGGGTCGGCAGGATTTTCTTGCGCGGCGTAATGTTTGGCGTGTGCTTGCGCGTCTCCTTGTAGATCGGCCCTGAAGGCTTCACCAGCGTGTCGTATTCGCGCTGAAGCTCGGCGAGCGTGGTTGGTTGCGGCGTCTCGACTAGCGGGGTAATTCGCGGAGCAAACAACCTGCGCAGGAGTTCAAGGATCATTTGCTCGATGTCGGCCTTGGCAACTCGTAGGAGAATGTGCCGTAATCCGTCGAGAAGCCTACGCGCAGCGTCTCGCAGCCACACAGAGCCAACAGGCAAGCCGTCATAAGAAATGCGACAGCAAGCACCGTGGCCAAGTTGCTTGGCGGGATCATTTCTTTTTGCCGCTGTTGCGCAGGAGATTGATTATTCCCACCGCGCCGATCGCGGTTGCAACGATCTGGTTAGCGAGTTGCGGCTCCAGAACTATTCCAAAGCTGCCTGCGATTAAGATTATCCCGCGCCAGGTTGAACTCTGCCCGAGATAGTTAAGTGCTGTATCAATCAATTTCATTCTTTTGGCCTTTCAGTTTTCGCGACATGTAAACCGCCGTGCAAATCGCAGCGGCTAACCCAAAGCAAGCGGTCGCGAATTGCACGCCTGCTGTGAGATGGGGGAGAAGGGACAAGAAAAGGCTTGCGCTCGATGTGGCGGTGCCTACGAAGCCGACGAAGATGGGATGGTCGTTCATACAATTTCAATCCACGGCGGGAGCGGCGTTCCTTCCGGCAGCATCGCGCTCCACTCCCAGTAGGTTGGTTCGTCAACATCGTCGGGCGTTGGGATAAGCGTAACTCCCCAAACCATCGGACGAGTTTGATTGGTAGCAGTTTGGTCCCAACAAAACCACGGCAGATCGTTGTCATGCAGTTCGGTCGCTCGATAGCGCGTCATTGGCGGGTGCTGTGTCATGGCAGTCCGAGTCCTTGGCCGAGGGTGGATTTGTATAGATCACGAAGCGCTGCATTTTGCGCCGAATTCAACGATTGCCCGACAATGGCGGCTGTAAATGCTATATCGCCCTTCCAAAAACTGTCTGTATGAGTTGCGCCTTGTGTTCCAATCCCAAAATCCCCAGACCCTGTTGCATTATTTGATGTGCTTGCGAATGTGGCGCTTGTTGTGTTTTGCCACAAGTTGCCAGTAAATGCTGGCTTATTTAATGACATTGCCGCCGTTGCCCATGTGTCATTTGCAACGCCAGTAATGTTTGTAAAACTCTGTCCGCTTCCGCCAGCATAATCCGAATACAACCAAATTTGATTTTCAAAAAGCAATCGAACACCCGTAAGCACCGCCCTGTGCCCAAGCAAGGAGCGCACTTCATTTCCCTGTGCGGTTCGCTTAAATACAGTAAATGCAGAGAACAATCCTGCTGTGCCGTTAATTGAAAGGGCGGTAGAAATCCTATCATCGGTTCCATCAAAAGTAATGCCACCCGCCCCCCAAGTCGGCCCATTCACCAGTGTTCCATTGTAGGTTCCAAGCCCGCCGAGCGAGTAGGCTGTCGATCCTGTGCCTGCGTTCTGCGCGGATCGGAGCGGCCAGCAAACCATATCGTCGTAAAGGCCAAGATTCTTGATGCCCTTGACGAAGAAGTTGATCGCGGCTCGATCCTGCGCACCGC